CAAGAGGCCCAGAACACAAGACCCAATCTTATGCGAGCACCCCTGCAATACGAGAAGCTGCGATGATAATTGCAGTGGACATCTGGCAAGCTAGACAAGTTAGCCAGACTGGTGGGGTAGGCATGGATGGGATCAGTGCCAGCCCTTATCGGATGGGTTATCAGCTGATTAACCGAGTGCGTGGTCTCATCCAGCCGTATTCAAGTCCAGCATCACTGGTAGGTTAATATGCCAGCTGCGATTACTACACTACGTAGCACACTAGCCACAGATCTTACTAACGCTGGCGTGTGGTCAGTCTTTGCTTTTCCGCCAAGTACTCTTCTCGCCAATGCAGTAGCAATCACCCCTGGCGATCCTTACATAGTGCCAAGCAATAACGATCATGTAACAGTATTACCTTTAGCAAACTTTAGAATCTTAATTACTAAACCTGCGTTAGATAACCAGGGTAATTTGGCTGGTATGGAAGATTACATAGTAGCGGTAGTAACAAAGTTAGCAGCGTCAGCGCTGACACTTAATATATCAAGCATTTCAGCTCCAGCAATCGTAAGCGCTCAAAGTGGCGATTTATTGGTGTCTGAAATAACAGTATCAATCCTAACGAGCTGGAGTTAATTATGAGCAAAGAAGAAGATTTAGCCTTCTTAATAAAGACAGGCCAAATAAAAGAAGAACCAAAAGGCAAAGCAGCAACCAACAAGAATGACGAGGAGTAACAATGGCAATATACTTAAATAACAACGTCGGCGTTAAGTTGGCTACCAACGCAGCGCCTACTACACCTTCAATCGATATTAGCGACTTGGTATCAAGCGCTGTTATCAATCAAATCGTGGATGAGCTAGAGATTACTGCGATGGGTGACACTGCTCACCGCTACGTAGCAGGTCTACAATCAGGCACATTTACAATCGACTTTATGAACGACTGGGCAACATCTGAGGTAAGCCAGACTCTTAATGAGGCATTTGGCAAGACTCTAGCTGTATCAGTAATTACAGTTAAGGGAACTACAGTTTCAGCTGCTAACCCTACCTACCAGTTCTCAATCTTAGTAAATAACCTAACACCAATTGGATCAGCTGGCGTAGCCGAAATTGCTACATCTAGCGTTACATTTACTGTAAACTCTGGAATCACAGTATCGCCATCAGTGGCGTTCTAATTAAGGAGTAACAATGGCAAAGCTTAAAATTACTAGGGCTAATGGTGAAGTCACAGAACACAAGATAACACCAGGAATTGAATATAGCTTTGAGTTGAAATGGGGCTCAGGTATTAGCAAGATTTTGCGTGAGCATGAACAGCAAACCCATATTTTTTGGTTAGCTTGGGAGTGCTTGCGCAAGTCTGGTGCACAAGTACCTGTATTTGGAGTTGAGTTTATAGACAGCCTAGAAACTGTCGAGGTATTAGACGAAGAAAAAAAATAATAAAGCGGGATTCTATAGTCTATGGAATAGCAGCATTATCCGTAGAAACTGGGATACCGCCTAGCGAGTTTATCGATATGGACTCGGAAATGTATCGGGCTATTATTCAAGTGATAACCGATAGAGCCGAAAGGGTTAAGAATGCCAGCAGAGGTCGTAGGCGTTAAAGACGTTCTTAATGGGCTCAGTTTTATCGATGAAGATTTAAGAATAAAAATTAGTAAGGCTATTGATCCATTAATGCGAGCAGTGGCAGAAAAAGCCAAAGGCTTTGTACCATCTAATGGACAAGTATTATCTGGATGGTCGAAGCCACTATCTTCTACTATCGAACGACCATTCCCAAAGTATGATGGCAGTATAGTTAAAGCTGGTATTGGATATAACCCAGGTAAAAATGTGGCTACAAAAAACGGCTGGCAAGTAAGCCAATATGTTTACAATGTAAGTAGGGCTGGATCTATTTACGAAACCGCAGGCCGATTAAACCCACAGGGTAGAGCGCCATTTACATTTAGGCATGAGGGTAGTGGTACTTATGTTAGAAAGTCTGCTAAAAGCCAAGCACTAGATTTTTATGATTCAAATAACCCATTTGCTAGCCAGCAATTTATAGGTGCTTTAGAGCCAGTAACAAAGCCTAAGCGAGTACCAGGCGCACGTGGGGCAACAGGCCGAAAGATGCAAGGCCGTTTAATCTATAAGGCTTGGGCACAGGATAATATAAAAGTATATGAAGCTATATTAAAGGCTGTAGATAAAACAGCTGTAGAATTTACACGCAAAACTGAAATTAAGAAGGTGGCATAGTGGCCAATATATTTGTAGCAGCCTCGGCGACCTGGAATGGTAAGGCACTTAAAAAGGCTAAACAAGATGTAGGTGTATTTGACAAGCAAGTCAAAAAATTAGGCGGCACACTGGCCGCAGCATTTTCAACTAGAGCAATAATAAGGTTTGGTAAAGAAGCAGTAAAAGCATTTGCAGCCGATGAGGCAGCCGCCAAATCTTTAGAGATTCAATTAAAAAATACAGGCTTTGCATTTAGTTCACCAGCCGTAGAACTTTATATTGCTAATCTACAAAAAACTACAGGCGTATTAGACGATGAATTACGTCCAGCCTTTCAGCAATTACTAACTGCTACAGGATCTATTACCACCAGCCAAAATGCATTAAATACGGCTATGGATGTATCGGCCGCTACAGGTAAATCTTTAAGCCAAGTAACAACGGCGCTATCTAGAGCCTATGCTGGCAACACCACAGGATTAAGCAGGTTAGGTGCTGGCCTAGATAAAACTTTATTAAAGGCTGGCAATATGGACGATATTATGGCCGAACTTAATAAAAAGTTTTCAGGTCAGGCCCTGGCTAGATTAGATACTTATGCTGGCAAAATGAGTTTATTTGCTGCATCTGTAGCCAATGCAGAAGAAATTATCGGCAAAGGTTTATTAGATGCATTAACAGAATTAGGTGATGATAAGAGTATTGAAGGCCTAAGCAATAACATGGAAGACTTTGCCACAGCTACAAGCGAAGTAATTGTGGGTCTAGGTAGAGTAATTGGTAAACTAAAGGCAATAGGTAATATACCTGGTGTAGATGGTTCAATTTTAAGAAACCTACCATACATAGGTCCAGCTTTACGTGCTGCGGAAGCTTTAAGATCGACTGGCCGAGATTCAGTAGATCGTGGTGGACAAGAAAGAACTGCGGGTCGTGTATTGGCTGCACAAAGAAGGCAAGAAATACAGGCATCTAAAGATTTATTAAAATTAAAAAAGCAAGAAGTAACCACATTAAAGGCTAAGACAGCTGTAGATGAACTGGCTGCTAAGTTTGATGTAGAGCGTATTGGATTTGCTAAAGCGTTAAATGAAGCCACCGATGAAGAAACCAAGTTACGCATTAAGTCACAAATAGCAATACTAGATAACAATGAAGCATTAGCTAAAAAAATACTAGCAGAGTTAGCCGCAGCTGAGGCAGCCAAGAAATTAGCAGCAACTTACGATCAAGCCCTAGAATCTGTAAAACTTATGAACGCCAAGATAGCAGCATTCTTAGCAGATATGGCAAGCAAGGGATACAAAACAACTACTACTGGTGGTGGCACTGATTTAGGTAATGTGACCTACGCTACAGCACTATCTATTGCACAATCTACTAATAGTCGTATAGATGATTTTTTAAGCCAGTTTGATTCCAACTCTAATACAGCTGCATCTACAGGTATTGTATCGGGAGCAGCAAACCAATTTATAGGTACTCCATTTGGACAAGCTGGTGGCAATACTCAAAACATTAATTTAACTGTAGATACTTCACAGACAGGCGATAGATTTGCTCAACTCATAGCTGAGAGTATTCAAGTAGCCACTAAGTCTGGCATATCGTATGGCATCGCTGGCGGTTTGTAATGGCAGTACCTGTAGTTAATGCTTTCATAAACTTTAGCACTGGCCCATCATTCGCCCAGGCTATGATTTTAGACCAAGGCATATTAGACACAAATATATTAGGCGATAGTGCATCAATTATTGTAGATGTATCAAATCAAATAAATAGAATTGAAACTAAGCGAGGCCGTAACGCTTTAATAGATCAATTTCAAACTGGCACTCTTACATTACGCATAGTAGATCAAAATGGCGATTTTAACCCACAGAATCCATCTAGCCCATATTTTACATTTTTAACACCTATGAAAAAGGTGCAGATTACTGCTACATATAACAGTGTTACTTATCCTATATTTTCAGGATTTATTACAAGCTACGTTACTACCTATCCTAGAGAAGCCGAAGATGTAGCCTATACAACCATACAAGCTGTAGATGCTTTTAGACTTGCTTACAATGCACAGATAAGCACTGTTACAGGTGCTACTGCCGGTGATCTATCAGGCACACGCATTAATCAAATATTAGATGAAATTGACTGGCCAGCGACTATGCGTGATGTTGATGCAGGTTTAACTACACTACAGGCAGACCCAGGCACAAATAGAACTGCATTACAGGCCATGACTATTGTGTCGGAGTCAGAGTATGGCGCATTATATGTAGATGAAAGCGGATCGTTTGTATTCCAAGATAGAGCAGTTACGGCTGGATCTATTGGTGGCACACCTACAGTATTTAATGATAATGGCACAGGGATACCTTATGCCGATGCTCAGTGGATATTAAACGATGTGCTTATATTTAATAAGGCTACAATAACTAGAGCTGGTGGATTACCACAGGTAGCATTTAACCAAGCATCAATAGACAAATACTTTTTACATAGTTATTTCTTAGACAATCTGCTTATGCAATCAGATGCCGTAGCTCTAGATTATGCCCAGGCTTATGTCGCCAGTAGGCAAGAAACCTCGATACGAGTGGACAATATAACCCTAGATTTATATACGCCTAACTACAATAGCGGAGTAATAGCAGCTCTTAACCTGGATTTTTTTGACCCAATCACAGTGACCACTACCCAGCCAGGCGGTAGCACTATTAGTAAGACCTTACAAATTTTTGGGGTTGCCATGAATATAACCCCGAATAGTTGGCGCACCACGTTCACGACATTAGAGCCCGTTATAGATGCATTTATCCTAAATAGTAGCATTTATGGCACTTTAGACTATAATGTCCTAAGTTACTAAGGAGTAGAAATGGCAGCAGGTTTAGGGTTTAAGGATTTTGTTACAGGCGAGGTATTAACTGCCGCCGATGTAGATGGCTATTTAATGCAAGGTATCTGGGTTTTTGCCAGTGCCACAGCTAGAGATGCAGCCGTTACATCACCACAAGAAGGTAACTTTGCTTTCTTAAAAGATACAAATACAACTACTTATTACACTGGATCAGCCTGGACTAACTTAGATACAACAGGCATGGTAAATCCAATGACCACTACAGGCGACACAATTTACTCTTCTAGTGGATCAACACCAGCAAGACTTGGAATTGGTACAGCTGGACAGGTCTTGCAAGTAAATTCTGGCGCAACTGCTCCTGAGTGGGCAACGCCTGCTAGTGGTGGTGGTATGACTTTAATTAGTACAACTACATTAACTGGTGCTAGCGTTTCCCTAACTTCAATTCCTGGAACATATAAAAATTTGCAACTTGTATTAAGAGATTTTTACCCTTCATCTTCAAGCACATCAATTAGAATGAAACTTAATAATGATACTAATAATAATTTAGATTATTTTACTGTTAGATCAACTTCTACTGCGTCAGCAAATTCTTTAGGTGGTAATGATCTTGCTTTTAATGATAATAGTACTAATCAAAATAATAGCGACGGAGATGCACACGCAATTTTGAATTTTTACGATTATGCTGAAGCATTAAAACAAATAGGAGATGGAGTTTATGTTTATAATACTCCAAGTGGATACGCTTTTGTTTATTGTACTTTTATTTATAAACCTTCTACTTCTGCTGCAATAACATCTATTCAGTTAGCCCCTGGAAGCGGAAATTTTGGCGGCGGAACTGCCCTACTATACGGAGTATCATAAAATGACTAAACCACAAATAAAAATTGTTAATGTTGAAACTGGTGAAGAAATCACGAGGGAAATGAACGATGCTGAGTTTACTCAGTATGAAGCAGATCAAGCAGCAGAGGCGGTTCGTCAAGCCGAAGCCGAAGCAAAGGCGCAAGCCAAAGCAACAGCCGAAGGCAAACTAGCAGCATTAGGTTTAACTACCGATGATTTACGTGCTTTAGGTTTATAGCAAACTAAATGAAACCCTGGTTATGTGCAGCTGGTGTGCAGTTAAGAGATCAGATTGATACCTGGTATCCAGATCGCCGCTCTACCAGTGATGGGTGGATTGGTGATGCTCGTCATAGCGCCACCAAATCGGATCATAATCCAGACAAATCTGGGGTCGTCCGAGCCATTGATGTTGATTCTCGCCTGGATTCATCCGAAGGGATCTCAATATATCTGGCTGACCAGATCAGAAAATGTGCGAAAACCGATAAGCGTATATCTTACGTAATCCACAATGGCATGATTGCTAGCAGGATACTTAATTTTAAGTGGCGTAAGTACAAGGGTTTTAATAAGCACACAAAGCACATCCATATTAGCTTTACAAAGTTAGGCGACAAAGACGGCAGAGAGTTCGATATACCACTACTAGGGGGCAAAATATGAAG